TGTTAATTCGGCCTTTACACTGTCAACGATTTCGCCAATTTGAGCTTGACCAGTTATCGTGTCATTCAAATTAACGCGACTGCTATCCACCCCAATCGATCTAAGACCCCGTTGTGCACCAATTATTGTTTCTCTACGTTGGGTTTCGGCAAGCGTTCCTTCTTGTTTCGGGATAAGTTCTGGATGACGTTCCCCCGCACCAATTTCACCTTCATCCCGTTTTACGCACCGGGTGGATTTCCGACCCAACCTATCTATTACCGGCTTGGCAATCAGGTCACCAGCACACTCAGCGAATCCAAGCTCCAAATTGCACCGGCTACAACAGCACAACTCATCATCAAGGTGGACCCGGTATTGTCTAACTGACAGAACCACTAATCAAGTGTCCTTTGAAGTTGGTCTCGCTCTTCTGCCTTAACCATAATAGGGCGGTGCCTGAGCTTGGCTGCTGCAGGGAGTTCGTCCTTATGGATGATTTTGTTGCCGTCACCCATCGCCAACTCCAATCTTCTTATCTGCTGCACCATATACCTGAACCCCTCCGCATCCAGACTAGCCCGGTGGTCTGACCCCTCCTGCATTCGGTCCAGGGTGATGTGCCTCTCGATGTATTCAGCACCCAGGGCAATTGCCCCAATTGTTGGTCCTATCTCGACCTCGTGACCACTGTATCCGATGTTTGCCCAGGGGAATTTCTTCTTGAACGTCTCTATCACCCTGAGGTTGATGAGTTCTGGGGGGCAGGGATAGACCGAAGTGCACTGACAGAGGGTGACATCAAGATTAGCTTGGGTGTCGGTGACTATCCGAGTCGATAACCAGGTCATCATATCATTGATTTCCTTCATGGAGGTCATGCCGGTGGAGAGGATAAGGGGTCGTCCAGTGTCCGCTGCCTTAGAGACCAATACTTCATCCGTGAACATTGGGGAGCCGATCTTGATGGCGGGGAGTTCGTACCTGGACTCGAATTCCAGACTCGGTAAGTCCCATACCGACAGGAACCACGGCATCTCAAGTTCATCGCAATATTCGTTGATTTGGTTGAACTGATGAGAGCCGAATTCCATCTTTTCCCGGTACTCGATATAGGGCAGGGTCTCCCCATTGAAAGTCTTCTCTTCTTTCCAATAAGCTTCGGGTACACAATCCCTGGGTGACCTCTTCTGGAACTTGACCGCGTCGGCCCCGGCGAACTTGGCTGCATCGATGAGTTTCAGGGCGGTCTCCAGGTCTCCGTTGTGGTTGATGCCGATTTCAGCTACTATGGTAACACTCATTTTAGGTCACATCTCCTATTGGTCTCTATTTGACATGAAAATCTGGGTCTGTTGCAATCTTTCTCTCTAGTACCTTCTCAACCATCCACAAATCGAACTCACTATCCACTTGGAGTCCGTAATCCTCCCCCATCGGATATGTAGCTATCCTCCCCCCGAGCCGGTTCATAGTCCACCGCCAATGTTCCAAGGTGAATGCGTAGATAGAACCATTCTCCACGGCCTGATTAGATCGCTGTTGTCTCATTGGGCGATTATGGAAGTCGTGATCCGGCTGGTGGGTCTCAGTGTTCCAGAGGAAATGGTGACTTGGAGTGACTGACACCACTGAATCCAAGTCCTTTTCCCTGAGCAGATTGAGCATTTCCCTAATCTGGGTGGCGGTTCGGACCGGTGATGTGGGTTGGAGCAAGACCACCGAATCCACCCGGCCAATGTCAATTTCGTATTTCTCAAAGAGCCCACCCTGGACCGCTATATTGAGGGTGTGTTCAATGGTGTCCTCAGTGGGGGAATCATCTGCTGCGAGGTCGGGGGGTCTAACTACTGTGATGACCCCCATCTCCCCAAAAGCAAAATTGACGATGTCGGGGTGATCACTAGTCATTATGGGAATAGCAGTTTCGACAGCCACGGCAGTCTCAATAGTCCACTGGACCAAGGGCTTTCCGGCGCAGGGAATGAGATTCTTGAGGGGTATGCCCTTGCTACCTCCCCTGGCCGGAATGATGATGATAGAAATGGGATCGCTCATCGAACTGCCACCGGTAGATTGTTAGTGATAGGTCTCTCTTTGGGCTTGAGAGGGATTTCCACATCCGCTTCCCACCACATACACACCGAACGCCAAGCCGTGTGTCCGGGCTCGGGCGGGACCAACATTGCCGTGTGTCTGATTTGTTTGATTACACTATCGGTTTCAAGTAATCCCTTACTCATTAGTCCTCCCACTTCTTTTCGGCTCTCCATCCTACGTGCTGGAAACCAGGGAACATACCGAGTCCACCACCACCGGCACCCGCACCCCGGTCTCCTTCCCCTTCCCCTTCCGGTAGGTCAGGGAAATCGGCAATTGACCTAATGTGGATTTCGTCTTCCTTAGTCGGGGTGAGGATGTTGGCTCCCACACCAGAAGTCCACGCGCTGAGTATTGCTGTAAGATCGGGTTTGCCTGGATTGTTCCAGGTCAGTATGGGGTCACCGCTCCTCCCATCGAATGACCGATTGAACCGGAAAAGGAACGGGATGAGGTGCTGACTCCACGATTCAATGAGTATCTGTTGGACTGCGGTGAGTCCCAGGGTGTAGAAATCTTGGCTTCCCTTGACCAATGCCTGCGTCCCCACCTGGTCCATCCCCAACATGAGGAATTGGGCGAAGAACCGCATGAGTATCTCTTTCTGTTTCCGGGTAACGACTTCCCCGATGTTGTAGGATTTGGACCCACCGGAATAAGCATTAAGTTCCACCCCATCCGGCAGAATCATGAACATTTCTTCATCCATACGGAGGGCGCGGAGGTGCTTCTTTAGTTCATCTACCTCGGTGGCACCCAAGATACCAGACCCCGCTGGAGGAGGGAGCTTAACCACTGGCATCCCTCCCACATCGCGCTCAATCCCAATACCTTCCATATTCTCTAGGTCACGCAGAAATCGCCACGGACGGTGTAGTGACCGGAGGAGGGCTCGGCCTTGGGGATTGGCCTTCCTGCCTCCGAAGATGGTATGTACGCACTTGTCGATGGGCAGGTGGATAAGCTCTCCGGTATCCTGGATGAGTTGGGTGTATGTGATGACCCGGTCCTGGTCCCATTCCCATCTGAGGAGGGTTTCCTGACCTCTGGGTTCGATGTTGCGTATCCATAGCTTCCCATCCCGGCGTTTCTCTAGTACGATTTCCCCCATGGAGAACCCGAAGTCTATACACTCCAACTGGTCCGATACGTGAGCCCTCCAGGTTTGGTTGTGCATATTCATCAGGTTATCGAACAAGAAATCCGCTGCGGCCCGATCTATGAGGGAATCCGATGCCGGAGTCACATCAAAATCAGCCGCAAGAAGGGGTAACTTAATTGCGTCGAGAAGGGTTGCAATAATGGTATCGTCTTGCATCTCGATAACGATTCTAGCCCAACGCCGCCAGTCCTTGAGTGCGTTGTTGTACTCTTCCTGAATCCGGCCACCAAGGTGCCTTAGACCGGATTCACCAATGACCCTCACCACAGAAGAAGGGTTGATTTCCCTAGCTCCGGGCTGCGGGGGAGGGAGGGCACGTCTACCTACTGCTGATGAGGTGGGTATATGTCCGTTACTAACCATCGGTCTCAGTCCTCCCTAACTATTCCAAGCTCGACTATTTGAATCGCGACCATACCCTGACCCGGCTCCTACCAATTCGCCCTGGCTGTATTCGGCATTTCCGGACCAGGCATTGGAATCCCTAGCAGTCTTCCCTTCGCCCATCTCCATTCCGTTACTAAGACCACCCCTCAGATTCTTGAGGTAATTCAGTGCCATTGAGGTCGTGTCCACCTGGTCATCAAATGTACCATCAGGGAATTCCTCATGTTCATCAAGGAAGGTCTTGAGCCAGGGTGCATACTCGGGCAGATAGCACACCCCAGATTGGACCACACCTGTCACGGATGCGGCCCTGGTTACCTTATCCTTATCGGCCTTGATTGGGTATATGGGGATACGGGTATTGGCCCGGATGTCCTGAATGAGTGACTGGCCCGATGCTTTATCCTCCATAAGTACAATACTGGGGGACCATTTGTCGTATTGGTCCTTACAGGCTTGCTTAAGGCTAGGATATTCAGCCCGGTCTCGCCACATATCGAGCAGGTAGAGTCCAGACCTAGTCATCCCCCATGTGGCACCCGCTGAATAGTCATTCCAAGTCTTGACCTTGAAGGCCGTATCCCAGGCTTGGAGGGTGAATATCATCGGTGGCGGTGTATCCTCCACCTCGTAGTAATTCCACCAAGCCCTCCTGAACATATTGCCCGAGTCACGATCTGCAAGAATTCCAAGATAGAGCCGCTGGAACTCCCACCAGGGCAAAATAGCCCGAGCTTCTTCCAGGGCGTGGAGTGGGTATTTTGGGTTGGCGGTGGACGGGAACTGGACCCGGTGAATAAGTCCTGGATTTTGCTCC